ATGTAGGCCGCCATGGCGATCCGGGCCGCCTGGGCGTTCGACACCGTGTAGAGGAGGCCGCGCGACTGCTTGAGGCTGGCCGACTGGATCGAGTAGAAGATGCCCGGGCCCGACGCATAGAGGTCGGAGAGCAGGTAGGACGAGACGCCCAGCATGACCGGCGGGACCTGGGCCTGGATGGCCGTGGCGGCCGCCAAGATCTCGGTGTTGATCGGCGCATAGCCCGCCCAGACGACGCCGCCCACGTAGAGTTGGCCCAGGAGGGCCACCATGGCGGTCGACAGGGTGTCGCCCGAGTTCATCGCGTAGATGATCAGCTGCCCGCCTCCGGTCGTGATGTTCGGGCTCTGGGAGAAGATTGCGACGGCCTGGTTGTAGGTCTCCGAGGAGGTCCCCCAGTCGGTCCCGACGTCCGCGGCATCGACGTAGATGTTGAAGCCGCTGCCGATCACGATGGTCGGCGTGCTCGTGTAGCCGGAGCCGCCGTTGACGATGGTGATCGAGATCACCACGCCGCCGGAGATCACGGCCTGTAGGACCGCCCCGGAGCCGCCGCCGCCGGTCACGAAGACCGGGGGCGGGACCTGGTAGCCGGTGCCGCCCGCGCCGACGGCCACGGCCGAGATGACCTGGGTGGTGAGGGTGGCGGTCGCCGTGGCGCCGCGCCCGTAGTTCTGGACCGGGACCTCCTTGGAGAGGATGGCCAGGGAGTTCGGGTTGTAGGCCTGGAGGGCAGCCTGCGAGGCCGCGACCGAGACGTTGACGATGGAGGTGACCGGGATGCTCATGGTAAAATCAGGGTTGGGTGACGAGGACGGCGCGCGAGAATTTGTCGTATTCGGCCACCGGGCGAATGCGCGAGAAGCCACTGGTGACGTTGAAGGTGTAGGTGTAGCGGGTCAGGATCCCCTCGCCGTCCTGCTCGGAGGTGTCGACATAGGCGACCGGGATGCGGGCGATCTGGAAGTCATTGGCCTCCTGGACCTGCTCGGAGAAGGTCGACATCAGGGCGACGCCCGGTAGGTCGCGGGCATCGAGCGCCGAGAGGTCCTTCGAATACAAATTGAGCTCGTAGGTCTCGACCTTGTTGCCGCTCACGTTCTCCTCGAGGCAGCCGTCGGCGCCCGTCTGGTAGGTGCGCTGAAAGGCGAAGGGCTTCGGGGCCAGGACGGCGAGGTGCATGTGGAGGCCCGGGTCGGTCGGCATCCGCCACTGCTGGTTGTAGATGACGAGTTGCGGCTTCGTCTGGTCGAGCATCAGGCCCTCGACGAGGATCGCCACCAGGAGGGCGATGACCGGCTTGCCGGTCGGGACGAGCGGATAGCTGAGGGCGGTGCTCATTGGTAGGAGAGCTCGAGCTCGTATTGCCGATAGCCGTACTCCGAATAGTCGCGCGTCCCCATGACCCGGTAGGTCTTGGCGGCGAGGACGATCTTGTCGTTCGGGGCCGCGACGAACTCCTGGGCGACGTAGAGGATGTAGTACGACCAGGCCCGGACGCCGCCGGCGCCAGGCTTGATCTCCCGGGTCTTCATGGGCTCGATGCAGCCCGCGGTCCGGAACGGCCGCTCCACCTGGGTGACGATGCCGTCCACCACGGGCCCCTGGGTGATCACCGTGATCGTCATCGGCTGGAACCAGCCGGCCAGCGTGCTCCGCATGTACGGCATCGTCCGGACCGACGACGGGATGTCGCGGGTGCCGGCGCCGATGATCGGGCCAGGGTTGACGGGGATCTGGTCGGTGACGGGCATCAGATGGGCTTCTTGGGGGCTCCTGGGGCCACCACGGCATACGTCACGCTGCGCTCGAGCTGGCCGGAGTCGATGAGGATCCGGTCGTTGCCTTTCCGGCGGATCGTGTAGGGCCGCAGCTTGGCCCAGCGGCCGAACCCGCCGGTCTTGAAGGCGTCCTTGATGACCGCCAGCGACGCCTCGCCGATCGCCCGCAGGAGGTCGATGAAGCCGAAATTGACGAAGTACTGCTCCCAGGTCTCCTGGCTCTCCTTGTTGATCTCGTCCGACAGCCGGCTGATCAGCGGCATCCGGAGGAACGACCGCGGCGGGATCCCTCGGGTCAGGCTGCCGAACTCGTGGATGGCCCCCAGGCTCGGGTTGTTGATCGCCTCCTTGCCGCCCGCGGCGTTGGTGCGCTTCGTCCCGGTCTGGCCGGGCGTCCGGTCCGCGTAATCGCCCAGGACGCCGACCTTGATGTAGGCCGAGGCGGCCTGCTCGGCCGAGACCGACAGCCGGTGCATCGGCGTCGTGTCGAGGTTGATGGACATCGACTTGCTCATGGCAGCGTGAAGCGCGGCGCCGAGTGGACGTTCCCGATCAGGAGCGGCCAGATGATCTGGACGTACATCGCACCATATCGGGTCTTCGAGAGGTTGGCCAGGAACGGGTTGTCCTTGATGTACTCCGGGATCGTGAAGGACTCGTTGACCGAGCCCACGCCCTTCGAGTTGGTCAGCCAGTTGTACTGGGAGGCCAGGCCCTCGACGGCCATCAGGAGCTTCTCGACCAGCTGGTGGGCGGCCAGGTAGAGGAACGCCCGCTGGAAGTAGGTGTTGTTCTCGAAGAGGCCGGGGTTGATGTTGAACTGCGCGTCCAGGATGGCGCCCGCGATGTCCTCGTCGGTGACAAACTTCTGGTTGGTGTCGTCGCCGGCCCCGCCCACGAAGCTGATCAGGGGTGGCAGGATGTAGTTGGCGCCGGGCGCCGTGACCGTCACCGAGATGACCGTCCCATTGCCGACCACGGCCGTGCCCGCCGCGCCGGCGCCGGTCGTGTCGCCGGGCTGGTTGGTGAAGACCACGGTCGGGGCCACCCGGTAGCCGGCCCCGCCGCCGATGACCGTCACCGACCCCAGGGTGTTGCCCGAGAGCGTCCCGGTGGCCGCCGCCCCGTAGGCGGTGACAGCATACGGAAAATCGCGAACGAACTGCTGCTTGAAGTTCGAGACCGACGGGATCGTGTACGGGCTGTTGGGAGGGCAGCAGGTCATGCGGAGGCCTTCGTGAGCAGGGGATCGGTCAGGTGGGTGATCCGGTCCTCCAGGCGCGCGAGCGTCTGCCGCCGGGCGATGATGGCGTTCGTCACGCCATCCCGCTTGCGCTCGATCGCCGCGATCTCTTTCCGGAGCGCCTCCGCGCGGCGCTCCAACTCTTCCCTCGTCGTTGAGAAGTCTTGGGACATGAGTTGGAGGCCAGCGGGGCCGTGGGACGGAATGATCAGCCGGACTTGCCGCGGAGTTGTTCGACCAGGCCCTCGAGGTTCTTCAGCCGCTCCGTCAGCGCCACGTTCTCTTTCTCGAGGATCGAGACGCGCTCCGGATTGTGGCCCTTCGGGGCGCCCACAGAATCGGCCGTGACTATCCGGTCGGGGTTCTGCTTCATCCAGAGCTCCGCGATGTAGCGCGGGACCTTGCAGAAGGCCCCGGCCTCGGCGCGGTAGCTGATCTTGACCCTCTGTCCGACGGTCGTTCCGTCCTTGGCGATGATCGGCTCGTAGATGTCGTGGACGACGTCGCCGAACTTCGGGCTGCGGTTGAAGATCGAGACGGGCTCGTCTTTGGGATCGGGCCTTGCGGCCTCGGGGGACGCCGGGGCTGGTGCCGCCGGCGCCGTCTGCAGTTGGGTGCTCATGGGTTTCGTTGACTCGGTCGTTGTGGTGGCCGGGCCGCGGGACCTGCTTACCACTGAAAGCGCAGGGTCTCGAGGTTGCGGTAGACGTTGGTCCCGGTGTACTGACCGTAACCGACGTCCTGGAAGGCGAAGTTGTTGAGGCTGTTGGGTTGGGTGGTCGTGAACGGCACCGGGATGTCCATCCGGATCGACTCGGCGTCGTCCCGGTAGAGCATGTAGTAGTGCAGCCCGGCCGGGTTGTTGGCCGCGTCGCAGTACGCATTGGGCATGATCTTGAAGTCCTTCTCCATCGGCGAGACCGCCATCTTGAAGGCCTTCTCGAGGTACTCGATCATCGGCACCGGGTAGGTCCCCACCGTGCCCGGGGTCAGGACGGGCATGCCGGTCCAGTCCTGGTAGGGGATCGCGAACCGATTCGGCATGGCCGTCGAGTTCGTGTTCGCGAAGTAGGTCGCGATCAGGGTGCTGACGAACGTCTGCAGGCCCGCGGCGCCCAGCTGGCTGATGTAGCCGGTGATGAGCGACGTGTTCTGGTTGATGTTCGGGTTCGTCAGGAGGCCGGGCACCCGCGTGTCCGTGGCGCTGCCCAGGAAGGCGATCTTCTGGATGCCCAGGTCCCAGTTCTTCTTCCGGGACTCGTGCTTCTTCGCGATGATGTCCCAGTTGTTCGCGCGGAGCGCCTGCTCGACGTCGAAGATCGTGTAGCCGAGGGTCTTCCCCCAGTTGATCACCGGGACCACGACGCCGTCCACCGAGACGTCAACCGAGGCGAGCCGGGCGTCGGAGGCGCCGGTCCGCAGGTTGCCGGACTCGAAGTCGTCGGCGTTGGAGTAGCTCCGGTTCGTCAGGATCTGGTCCGAGAACGCGCCGTCGCCCACCACGACCGGGATGAAGTCCGCCGGGGCCACCGTGTAGAACTTCTGGTCGCTGACCTGCTTCTTGATGTAGGTCAGGGTGTCGATGGCGATCTGGTAGCCGGTTGCCGTGTCGGCGACGTCGCCGACCGCGTTGTTGCGATCGAAGCCGTCGTCCTGGCGGCCGTTCTTCCAGATGGTCTGCTGCTTGCGGGAGATGCGCCGGTCGTTCATCTCGACGGGCGCGAGGATGGCGTTGTCCCGGACGATCTCGTCGGACTTCAGGGTCGCCATCTCGGACTCGTCGCGGATCACGCGGCCGGTGTTTTGGTAGAAGATGCTCTTCATGATTTTGGTTTTTTGAAGGTTGAGTGAGGTGGTCGAGCGTCGATCAGGGCGAGACGAACGAGGTGCAGGTCGCGGTGGTCGAGGGGACGAGGTTGAGGGCGGGCTTGATCTTGACGCGGATGATCTGGCCGGCGGCGCTCGCCTGGCCTTCCGCATAGCCGACCGTGTAGTCGCCGGCGGTCGTGTCGGACGCGACGGTGGCGTCGTTGGTGGCCACCGACGGGTTCGTGATCGAGACGCGGGCTCCGCGGTTGATCGCGGCGGCCGACTTCAGGAAGAGCACGTTGAGCTCGCCGGCGACTTCGACCATGTCCATCGCGACGTAGCTG